TTCTAGTAGATACAGCTAACACATTCTTTCGTGCTAGGCATGTAGTACGTGGCGACATTGACACTAAAGTAGGTATGGCGTTTCATATCACACTTGCAGGTGTTAAGAAAGCGTGGCGTGACTTTGATGCTGATCATGTTGTGTTTTGTTTAGAAGGTCGTAGCTGGCGTAAGGACTATTACGAGCCCTACAAACGCAATCGCAAAGAACACCGAGATGCGCTTACACCGGCACAACAAGAAGAAGACACAGTGTTTTGGGAATGTTTTGATGAGTTTAAAGACTTTATTTCTACAAAGACTAACTGCACTGTTATGCGGCATCCACAACTAGAAGCAGATGATCTTATTGCTGGTTGGGTACAAGCACATCCTAATGACAATCATGTTATTATTAGTACTGACGGTGACTTTGCACAACTTATTGCACCTAACTGTAAACAGTATAACGGCATACAAGACGTTACAATTACACACGAAGGTTACTTTGACAAGAAAGGTAATCATGTAATAGATAAAAAGACTAAAGAGGCTAAGCCTGCGCCTGACCCTGCATTCATGTTGTTTGAAAAGTGTATGCGTGGCGACACTAGTGATAATGTGTTTAGTGCATATCCAGGTGTACGTAAGAAAGGCACTAAGAACAAAGTAGGTCTTATAGAAGCGTTTGAAGACAAAGACAGCAAAGGCTTTAATTGGAATAACATGATGTTACAACGTTGGACTGATCATGAAGGTGCTGAACATCGTGTACTAGATGATTATACTCGTAATGTTATACTATGTGACTTGACAGCACAACCTGACGAGATTAGAGAGATAATTAATAACACTATTGCAGAAAACGCAAAGCCTAAAGAAGTACAACAAGTAGGTATGCGTCTTATGAAATTTTGTGCTAAGTGGGATATGCAACGTATTGCAGATCAAGCACAATACTTTGCAGAACCGCTAAATGCAAGGTATCCGGAGTAAGGAATAAATGATGAAAGCAAAAACTATTTTAAAAGATAAATTTTGGATTGTTGAAAGTGATGGAGAACGAGTAGGAACTCTTTCATTATCAGAAGACAAGTATCTTTTCAGTTCGGGTGCCGCAACTCAATATTTTGATAGCGAACGTGCCTTAAAGAAAACATTTGGTAACGATGTTTTTGTAGATACTATTACACAAGTTGTACCAGAAGAAGTTCCAACTAAAGAAGTGTATAACTTCCCAACAAGTTGTGTTCCTTACAATAGTTTGTATGATGTAAAAAATAAATTACCGTTGTTTACTAAAAGTAATAAAAGTAAAAGTCTGTATTGTGCAGGTTATTATATTATACATTTTGATAAAGGTTGGGTCAAAAGTTTTTGTCCTAAACTAATTACAATTGAGCGTTACGACTTTAAAGGCCCATTCAAAACAGATATTGAAATGCGTCAAGCATTGAGTATTGAAAATGCAAAATGAACCACTAAACACATTCCCTATTCAGCAATTCTTACAAAAGGTAAAGGTTGCTGACAGCGGTAATGCTAAAGAAGTTAAACTTAGTATAACAGAAGCAAAGGCATTAGCATATACATTAGGTATCACTATGTCACGCTTAGAAGGCGATTTAGAGCGTCTTATAGCGTCATACAGCAAGGGTAATGACGAAGTTATACAAGTGAGCTTAGATGGCGGAAGTGGCGACTGGAAGTAAACTACGTAGTTTACCAATAAAAAGAGATAAATATATGCGTACATAATTAAGGATTACGCATATGAGCAGACCTAAACCAAAAATACTTTTAGAGCATATAGATAAGAAAACTTATCGTGCTGAACAGATTTTAGATGCAGAAGCAATATGGGCTGTATTTTATAAAAACAAACCTTTTAATCTTAAAAGTCTAAATGCTATCACAAATTATCCTGGACCAAAATACAAAAAAGTTTCCTTTTCAAATCCAGGACATGCAATAAACTTATCAAAAAAACTTAACGATCTATTCAACTGTGAGGACTTTACAGTTGTAATGTTAACCTCTGGTGAGATTGTTACGACAGAATGAACTGGAAAGAGACATACACTAAGGTCTTTCTAAAACAACTTGACAAAACTGTGAACGATGCAGCTGTAGCCGAGTACATGCCGTTGTGGTGGCAAAATACAAGAGAAAAAACAACCGGAGGTTTGCGTCTTACCGAAACAGGCTTTGATGTTATTAACACTATACAATTAGCCACATACGAAATACCTTATCCCGCCGATATGCCTATAACTACACAAATTATTATATTCTTAGACAAATTTATTGACTGTCCTTACTACATATCAAGACATAGTATCTTTGTTACAAGCGAACGAAAGGCTGTCGAATTGGGTCTCTTTTCAGGAGATCTACGCAAGTACGGACTAGCCAAAGCATTATCTAGACAAGAAAAAGATTAATTATCTGCCAAAAAAGGTTGACTTTGTCCCCTATTGAGCGTATTATATATACATAGTTAGAAATTAGCACTGATAACTGAAATACACCAAGAGAGGTAATACATATGGAAAACGTAGCTATTCGACAAATCACTCCTAACAGAGCAAAGAGCAGTATTTTTCACGCAATGAAAAAGAAGCGTCCGATCTTTTTATGGGGTCCCCCAGGTATTGGCAAATCAGAGATTGTACACCAAATTGGTAACGACCTTGATGCCCATGTAACTGACATTCGTTTGTCATTATGGGAGCCAACTGATATTAAAGGTATTCCTTACTTCAATAGTAATGAGAATACAATGGTTTGGGCTCCGCCTGCAGAACTTCCTACAGAAGAATTTGCAAAGAAGCACAAATATATTATTCTTTTCTTAGATGAAATGAATTCTGCGGCACCTGCTGTACAGGCGGCTGCATATCAACTTATTCTTAATCGTAAGATTGGCACTTACAAACTGCCAGACAATGTACTAATTGTTGCGGCAGGTAACCGTGATGCAGATAAAGGTGTAACATACAGAATGCCAGCACCGTTGGCAAACCGTTTTGTTCACTTAGAACTTACTGTATCATTCGACGATTGGTTCCAGTGGGCTGTAGAACACAATATCCATGCTGATGTTGCAGGTTACTTACAGTTTGCAAAGAAAGACTTATATGACTTTGATCCAAAAAGTCCAAGCCGTTCTTTTGCAACTCCACGTTCGTGGACTTTTGTATCCGAGTTGTTAGATGATGACTTAGATGCAGAAACTACAACCGACCTTGTATCAGGTGCCATTGGTGAAGGTCTTGCTGTTAAGTTTATGGCACACCGTAAAGTAGCGTCAACTATGCCTAACCCATCAGATATTTTAGATGGTAAGGTAAATGAGTTGAAACAGAAAGAAATCAGTGCTATGTATTCCCTCACTGTTTCACTTTGCTACGAACTAAAAGAAAGCTCAGATAAAAACGATAAGAAGTTTAACGATAAAGTTAATAACTTTTTACGTTTTGCAATGGATAACTTCGAAACTGAACTGGTAGTTATGGGTATGAAATTGGCGTTGACACAATATGAATTGCCTATTGATCCAGACGAAATTGAATGTTTTGATGAGTTCCATGAGCGTTTTGGAAAGTATATTAAGGCCGCTCAAACAAGGTCTTAAGGTGTGTTGGGTTTGGACGTTCCCGTACAAAAAACGTCCATTTCTTCTTGACTTTTATGTCGATTTACTATATACTAACAGTATAAACAATGCAAAGAGGATATAGCACATGAGCGTTGCAGGAACTAAACACTGGACACCCGACCCGGATATTACACCTGAAGCATTAGAAGAAATGCGTAAAGATGTAATGGATAGGATTATTGTTGCACGTATTGGTCTTTTGTTACGTCATCCATTCTTTGGTAATATGGCTACACGTTTACGTATTCAATCCGCAGACGATTGGTTGCCCACTGCCGCTGTAGACGGTAGAAACTTATTTTTTAACACACAATTCTTTAATGCAATGTCAAATCAAGAAATTGAATTTGTTATTGCACACGAAATCTTACACTGTGTATTTGATCACTTAACACGTAGAGAAGATAGAGATCCTCAAATACACAATATTGCCGCTGACTATATTGTAAACAATTTACTTGTTCGTGATCGTATTGGTGTAAAACCTAGCTTCATTGATTGCTTCCAAGACTTTAAATATGACGGTTGGTCTTCTGAAGAAGTATATGATGACATTTATGAACAAGCAAAAGAAAACGGTAAAGAGTTACTTGAACAACTAGGCGAATTGCTTGACGAACACTTAGACTGGGAAGGTGAAGACGGAGAAGGTGAAGAAGAAAGCGGTGGTAACGGTAATAAATCTACAAAACAACCTAAGTACTCAAAAGAACAATTACGTGAAATCCGTGATGAAATTAAAGAAAACATGATGACAGCGGCTCAGTCGTCAGGTGCTGGAAACACACCTAAAGAAGTTGAAAGAATGATTACTCAACTTACAGAGCCTAAAATGAATTGGCGTGAAATTTTACGTCAGCAAATTCAGAGTACTATTAAAAATGATTTTACATTTATGCGTCCTTCACGTAAAGGTTGGCATATGAGTGCTGTACTACCTGGACAAAACTTTGACGAAACAATTGACATTTGTGTTGCTGTTGATATGTCTGGTTCAATTGGTAATAGACAAGCAGAAGACTTCTTAGGTGAAGTACAAGGTATTATGGATGAGTATCAAGACTATAATATTAAATTATGGTGTTTTGATACAGCCGTTTATAACGAAGCAGAGTTTAGTGCAGACGGCGGCGAAAGATTAGAAGACTACGAAATTATTGGTGGCGGTGGAACTGAATTTGACTGCAACTGGGAATACATGAAAGAACATGATATACAGCCTAAAAAGTTTATTATGTTTACAGATGGTTACCCATGGGGTAGTTGGGGTGACGAAGATTACTGTGAAACAGTATTTGTTATTCATTCAAATCATGAGAGAAGTTTACAAGCACCGTTTGGTATAACTACTCACTATGAGGATGCCGCTTAATGGTAAAACTTAAAGAACCAAATCCATTGAATGTGTTTGGCATTAGGAGAACTAAGATTCAGCCTAAGCACTTTGAGTCTATAGCCATTAATTACACCTATAATATGGAAGAAGCATTAAATAAATGGATACGAAAAAACCTTAAAGGAAGGTTTTACGTAGGTAAAGTTTTAAAGGTAGATGAGCAAAATCAAGTCAACTCTATGCTTAATGTAGCGTTTGAAGACGGTAAAGAGCTTGCATACTTTATGCTGGCTTGTCCACTTTTAAAATACAAATAAACAACGACAGTTAAATACTACTATTATTAAGGAGATAATTATGTCAGAAGAAACTAAAGTAAATGAAGCAGCAGCTCCAGAAGCAACAGGTGAAGCACCTCAAGCAGCTCCGGATCTTACTGTTCAAGACCTAAATGCATTAAAAACTATTATTGATGTTGCTAGTCAACGTGGTGCATTTAAACCAAACGAAATGACCACTGTAGGACAAACCTACACTAAATTAGAAAACTTCTTGCTTGCTGTACAAGCTCAACAAGCACAGCCAGAAGGCGAAAAAGCGGAAACAGCGGCTGACGCTCCCGCAGGAGAATAATATGGCCCAGTCACTAAAGCATATCGGAAGACACGTAGGATCTAAGAAAAAGGTTGCTGTAGCATTTAGAGTGCTACCAGGTGAACCTGATAATTGCTTAGTAGTTCCTACTGAGTCATTGAATGCGGCAGAACACGATTCATTAATGACATTGATTGAATCAAATGCGGCACAAAATGCTGACGAACTAGCGGATGCAATGAATAGAGTTACATTGCCCGACGGCATGAACATGCTAAAAGGTTTTCACAAGTATGGTAAACTATACAAAATGAAAACTGAAGAAATTGAAATGACTCCAGATAATAAAAGTTCAGTCATGCTAAATGAACTTAATAAACTGATTGCAGATCAAAAAGGAATTACGGTTGAAGATCTTGCTGTTACAGGTGGAAGTGGACAAGCGATTTCTGCTACAACAGATACAGTTGCTCCAACAACAGTAACAGAAGAGACAGTGTTAGACGATGCTACACTAGCTGCTCAGTACCGTTCACAAGCAGACACTTTGTATAAAGAGGCAAAGAGACTGAGAGAACAGGCAGAGGAGTTGGTCCCTACGAAAAGGAAGACCAAAGCCAGTGCCAAAGCAACCTAAAAAGAAGAAGTTACCTCCCGAAGTAATAGGTCATTGGCCAGAAGTTTTTGACGAAATTGATATGAATGTAGTACCTTTAGAGTATCTACATTCTATCAGAGTTACGTTTAAAGATGGCAAGGTATGGGATATTGATCTTAATAGTCCTAAAAATAAAGAGATTACTAGCGTTCAAGACAGTTTAGATGAGCTGTTTGACGAGTATGAAGATGCTATCCAAACTGTAGACTTTAGACTGGATACTGAACGTGTTAAGAAAGATATCACCAAAAGAACTCGTCGATTTCTTAAACTTGGAAAGTAATTGTTTCTGTGTAAAAGGCATAAATACTAGTAGAAACTATTATTACTAGGAGTTAACGAATGGCTTTACAGATCAGACGAGGTATTGAGTCAGAACGCACAGGTGTTGTATTTGCCGAGGGCGAACTGGTCTACATTACGGATACCGACAAATTATATATTGGTGACAATACTACAGCAGGCGGTATTGAAATTGGACCAAAGACTTTATCCGAACTAGGAGCTGCTTCTTTAGGCGGTGACTTAACACTAGGCGGAAACAATATTATAGGAACTGGTAATATTAATATTACTGGTGATATCACAGCAACAGGAAGCATTACAGCAGGCGGCAATATTGACATTGGCGATGCTGCAGGCGACACACTTACAATCACAGCACAAGTTGATAGCGGCATTACTCCTAACGCTGATTCAACTTATGACTTAGGTTCAACTTCATTAAAATGGAATACTATACACGCCGCTAAACTAGACGGTGATGTATCCGGTAGTGTATTTGCAGATGACTCAACACTATTAGTAGATGCTGTTAATAATATTATACCTAGTGCAGTTGTTTCAGGTACAGAAGCAACTAACTGGGATACAGCATATGGTTGGGGCAATCATTCAACACAAAACTATATTGTCGACGGGACCGCTGATGCTATTACAGCAACTATGGTAGCTGAAGATGTTATTACATCACGAGAACTTGCTGATGGAAATAGTTACAACGGTACATTTGACGGTGATATTACAGGCTCTGTATTTGCAGATAATTCAACATTATTAGTAGACGGTGTAAACGGTACAATACCAGCAACGGTAATAAGTGGTACACTTTCTAACGATACATCAGGTACAGCGGCTATAGCAACATCAGTTGATGTAAATGACGAAAGTGCAGATACAACTTGTTTTCCAATGTTTGGAACTGGCGCGACTGGTACTTTAACTATAAAAACAGATCAAAGTGCATACACATATAATGCCTCTACTGGTACACTATACGCAACCGCATTTGTTGGAAATATCACAGGTGATGTAACAGGTGACGTTGCAGGTAATTTAACTGGTAACGTGTTCACTAATTTAATTGATAGTGCTGACTCGTCAGCTATTGTTGTAACTCCTTCTTTGCAAACATTATCAGATGTACAAGTAGATCAAGATTTAAGAGTTGGTAGTGGAAACACTGAAGGTCCTAATGGAACAGATGTAAGACTTGTTCCAGGTGCAGGCGGCGGACTTGGTAGAGTCTTAACAGACACTATAGAAGTAAAAACTATTGAAATTCAAGACGGCGACGGTGGTGAAATATTTGTAAAAGGTAACTTAGACATATCAGGTTCGTTAACTACAAATGGTGGACATTTAGGGTTTGGCGGTAATGACTTACTAACCTTTGGCGGAACATCTGCAAGTTTAAGAGTTGCTGAGTTTACTGGTGATTTTGATACACCTGGAGACTTTGAAAATAGTGCAAACTTTAATAACTATATGACTGTTAATAGTACAGTTGCAGACTTTGGTACTGCTGTTCAGTTTGCTAGTATGACAACTACACAACGTAATGCACTAACAGCTGCGGCTGGTATGGTGGTGTTTAACACTACAGATACAAAATTACAAGTATACACAGGCTCTGCTTGGGCAGACTTACATTAATAATTAAAATGCATTCATAAAAAAAGCACCATTAAGGTGCTTTTTTTTTGGCTTTAATTTGTTAGTGTATTACAATTTTAGTATACATTCAACTAGTTTAGTACCTTCTTCTTCGCTTGATTCTAACGCTACGCCTACTATTTGTTGTCCGTTAAACTGTGTACTAGCAATTCCGTTATCATGCACGTAAACCGCTTGTCCTTTGCTTACAGAGCCCGTTACAAGCACTGGAACTCGTCCTTTAAGTGCTAGTGGTTGTCCGTCTGCTTCTGCATTCATTAAGAACGCTGGTTTTGCAGATATAACACCTACTGGTATTGCTCCAAATACAGCTCTTTCTGCTTCAAAACTTGATTGTGCGCCAATTGCCATTACTGTACCTGTTGGGTGTTTTTCGTTAGTTGTATATTTCTCTGCTAAGTCAGCATAGTTTGCAGTTACAGCATTACCTGATAGGTCGCCTACAAAAGTACCTACGGATAATTCAATTCCGTTTGCTGTAAATTCAGCATGAGTTGCGCCTGATCTTGTTACAGTAATGTCACCGCCTGAACCAGTTATTGCTACACTACTAGTACCATTAGATATTGAAGTTGTACTTACACCTCCTACACCTGATGAAATAGCACTATCAACTTCTGCTTGTGTATATGTTTCTGCTTTAGAATAAACATCTAAGTTAGTTCTTGCTTCTGCAGCTGTAGTACCAGCAGTACCACCTTCAGTTATTGCAAGTGTACCCGATGCTCCTGCTAAGTTAAGTGTAGCAGAAGTAAGTGTTCCTACAGTTAAGTTATCAAAGTAACCGTCATTTGCTGTTCCTGATTCATTAACTTGCCCCATAAATTTACTTGCTGTTACAACATTAGCTGCAAAGTCACCTGAAGCATCTCTAGCAACTACATAGTTTGCTGTATTTGCAGAAGCTGCATTTAAGCCTAATTTAATAGAAGCATTTTCTGCTGAGGAAGGATAACTTGAAGGATTAACACTATTATTAACTGTTACATTTAAATATGTTTCACCAGTATCACGTATAACACGCTCAACAAAATTACCTGTTGTGTCAGTGCCTAATGTTACTGAATCTCCTGATGTTGTTAGTGCAACATTTAATGATCCTTCGTCACCATTGAATGTTACTGTACCTGTTGCATCACCTGTAAAGTTAAGTGTTAAATCATTCTGCCATTTAGTAGCATTGTCTGATGTTCCGTCTAATGCTCCGTAGAATGTTGAAGCATTAATTGCACCAGCTGAGTCTCTAACTACTACTGTATCTGGTGTTGGTATAACTGCCGCTGATCTGTTTTCGCTACCTTCTTGTAACGTAGCTGATCTAGTAGCAACACCGTTAAATTGATTTGCTGTTAAGTTACCACTGGCGTCTCTAACCGCTACAGAGCTTGCTGTAGCACTTGCAGAGCCTGTTGCGTAACTAGACCCATCAACAGCAATATTTGTTGCGTTAACCGCTAAATCTGCGTTTGTAGCGGTACCTTGGAAGTAGTTAGCATATAAGTCGCCTGACCCATCTCTTGTTGCTATTGTGTTCGCTGTAGCCGCTGTTGATGCACTTCTATAGTTTACACCTACTTTTAATAAGTCTGCTTTTTCACTAGTACCTGTAAAGTTTACAGCATGTACAGTACTCCATCTATTTCCTGAAGTACCTAAACTATAAACTCCGTCACCGTCAGGTCTAATACTTGCTGGTGTGCTGTTTGGATCAATAATAAGTGGAGTATGCTTAGTTCCTGTTCCGTCATGTGCAGCTATTTTAATTAAGCCGCCATGTAGGTTGTGTGTAACTTGTGCATTACCGCCTGATGTGTTTAATACAAATTCTGTTGAACTACCAATACGTAGTCCGTCTGCATCTGCAATATCAACTCTATCAGTAAATACGGCTGTTGCACGTTGTATAAATTCTACAGCATCAGTGCCACCTAATCTATCTGAGTTAGATGCTGTACCATGAAATCTTTCTACACCATTTTGAACACCTGTTGAATCGTCTGAATCAACTAGTGTAATTCCTTGGTGTATATAATTAAATCCTTGAATAGAACTTCCAGTATCTAGTGTAAATGCATCTTTTGATGCAACAAACATTACTTTGTTATCAACAACACCTTTTAATACATAGTGTTCATGTGGTTCTTTTAATTCTGCTGTTGTGTCGCTTGGGGATAATAAGTTATCATAAACTAGTGTTTCTACCCATTCTGTTTGGTTAGCACTTGCTTGCTTAGGACCAACTAGTACAAACGCAGAACCGTTATAAACATGTAACTGTTGCTGTACATCATCAAACCATAAGTCGCCTTTATTTACATTAGACGCTGATGGAGTTCCTGGCAATACTCCAATTCTTAAATTTGCTAAAGGGTTGAAAAACTTATTTGCGTTACCGTCATATACTTTTAATCTGCCTTGGCCGTCATCGTCTGTGTCAAACCAAAGTTGACCTGCAATTGGTCTTGGAGGTTGGTTTGCCGAAGCAAAGTTTTCTAACAATGATACAAAATTTTCGTTTTGTATTTCACCGTACCCTGAATAGTTTTTACCAACTAGTTTTAAGTCAGTTGTATTATCAATGGTACCGTCTTCTATTATTGTTAGAATGGTATTATTTGTTTTTTCAATAGTATATGCCATTATTTTTCATTCCCTATGTGCGGTATATGTATTTATCAGTATTAAGTCCAATTAGTCTCTGACTGTTTGGTCCATACTTTACCACCACCAGGATCAGTAACTTTCCAAACTTGTTTCTTACGTGTAACTGACAATGATACTGTACCTGTCGCACTGTTAAAGTTAATATCTTCTAATAAGGCTTGCGGATTTTGCCCTCCATCTGCCCCACCAATACCAGTAAAGTCTACTGATATAGTTTCTTTTGTTGCAGAACCTGCAACATCAATGCCTGTAACTGCACCGCCATACTGTGTAGTAATAACGTTTGCTACAGCATTAAGTGTTTTTGCTGTTGGATCTTGATAGAATGTAAGCATTGCTTGTACTTCTTCATCAACACTTGAATAATTTGTTGTTGGTAAACCAGTAACATCAATTTGTAACATGACTGGTGAAAATGCTACTTCAGTATCTACATATCCTTTAGTTACTACATGATCGTCTGTATCTTCAGTATCACTAGGATTATCTACAACGTGTCTAGCACTTAGTGGAGTAGTAACATTTTTAATTTTTGTGTCATTAAAGTCAACGGATGATTGACTTGCTATTTTTAATCCTGCATTATATGTGGTTATTGTAGGTGTTGCAGGATTTGTTCCTTCGTCATACGTAATTGTTAAACCTGGTCCAGGTAATGCACTACTTTGTCTTACTCTTACAGTATCTAAAATACCAACACTTGCTAATCCAGCTGCTGACGTAATATCTGCACCTAGTGCTGATGCTGATATAACATCATGCCCGTTAATTTTATATGTTTCGCCTGCAGGTATAGTAACACTATCGTTCAATTCAAAATATGGACCATTAGTTAAGTCATTTGTCCATTTAATAGTTTTATCATTAGCGTTAGTACTACTAGGTGCGCCTTTAATTGTAATACCTGCCCCAGTTGCAGTTGCGTCTGAACGCTGTATTATATTAGTTGCTGTAATGTTTACACTACCACTTGTTTGTAAATCACCCTTACCAATTACTGTTATTTCATCACCACTAACAAGAAAACTGTTGTTTGTTGGTTCAATAACTAATTTGTATACGTTGTTAACAGTATCAACTTGATATTCTTTAAATGTACCTGTTGCTAATACAGTATCACCTGTATGGCTTTGTGTTATTTGGTCGCCTACAGCAAGTGTGTCAGCAAATGAGCTATCAATTTGTCCTGATAAAGTTATAATTGTATCTGCATGTCCAAGTTCGATATTATAATCATCAACTGTTAATGTTGCTGTTTCTAAAGTAGTATTACTACCTTCAATAGTAATATCTCCTCTAACTCTCATATCACCAAATACGTCTAATGTTGCCGTTGGTTCGTCAACAGTTACATTAATACCCATATAGCGATTAACAGCATCAACACGTATTGGATCAAACTGTCCAGATATGTTTGAAGCAACTAATCTAAATCCTTGGTTAACAAGGTTACTTGATAAGTTAAGGAACTCGCCTGATATCGCTAATCCTGCTTGACCAGTATCACCAATAGTTAGTCCGCCTTTAGTTTGAATATTTAAAATACCAGTAGTTGTACCTTCTGCATCTGATGGTAAAAACTGTGATGCTGTTTTTCTTCTTAGCAATCCTGTATTAGGATCAGTTTCTGAAGTAATCAAACTAGTTGCTGAGTCAGAAACACCATAAATTCTAAAGTTATCTTTATCAACAATATTAATACCTTTTAACACATCGCCAGTTAATCCCGGTAATAAGTCAACATCATCTGCTCTCGGTGTAAATGTATCGTTACTAATATAAGCAAAAACAGCATTACCAACTGACCATTTGATAACTGTATATCCTAAACTCCTTGTATCAACAATTCTTAAAGTTTCAAATCCACTTTTACCTTGTGCTGATGTATATGGAGGACCTACAAGTACTATATCACTTCCGTCAAAGAAGTATAACTGGTTATCGTCGTTGTTTATCCAAAGGTCTCCTGCAACCATTTGTGGTTGTGAAGCACTAATAATTGGTCCGTTTGCTTTAAACGTTGTACCGTCATATACTTTTAATCTATTTTCGCTAGTATCAAACCATAGTTGTCCTGTAATAGGTGTTCCTGGAGTTGCTGTACCACTAAAGTTTTCTAAAAGTTTAATAAAGTTTTCATTTATAACTTCACCAAACCCTACATAGTTTCTTCCTATTAGTGTAATGTCCGATGACGTAGTGTCAATCTGTCCGTCAACTAGTTCTACTAGTAATGAACCATCTGTTCTGTTTAGTTTATAACTCATTAGCCCCCAACTCCTGTGTATATGATATAATTAACTGTTAAGTATGGATTCATTAAGTTTACAGCATCGCCGTTTCCGCCAATTTCCATGCCGCCCGTTCTTGGATATTTTAATCCGTTTGCTGTACCTACTAAGTCTGTATCAATAATTGCATCACTATCGCCTGAAATAGTTGAGTCTGGATTAATGACATAGTACTGTTGCGGTGTTGCCCCATCATCTTTAAGTTCGTGTTTGTGATCTGGTAAGTTATCAACTGTAATAGTTGCTGTTTCAGCACCACTTTTAGCACCTAATGTATCTGCTGACGGAACAATGTTTGCTGCTGTGCCGCCCATATTATCTGCACCCAGTGGCGTTCTACCTCTTAAGTCAGGTATTGTAAAGTAACCTGTTGGAGCAGAGTTATCATATGTATTACCAATGACTTGTTCAAGTTTTTGATACGCTGATGCTAACTCGTTTTGTCCATGACATAGTAGCCATCCATCCGGTGCTGTACTTCCTGCATAAGGAACAATAGTACCTACCGGTGTTAATCCTGTTATTTGATCAAATATAGTTGAACGTCTTACTTTGTAAATACCAATTTCGCCGCTAACTCTGTTAACTAAGAATTCATCATCTGTTTGTGAATTTTCTTTTATAGTTTTTTGAGAGATAAATTCGTTTGTAACTTGTGTTTGGAAAGTAACTGTACCTTGTTGTCCGTCAAAGTCAATATCAAGTAAACTTTCAACGTCACCTGTCATTCTAAATACACTTGGTGATGAAAGTTTATCTGCACTACCTGCTCTACCACTTACACTACCCTGTACGTTACCGTTTAACGATCCTATAAACTCAGTAGCATACATTGCTTTCCATTTATCTGTTGTACTACCAATTGATCTTAAATTACTATCTTGTGGTAATATATCATTAAACGTTGAACTTCCAAGTACACTAATACCTGATCCAACTGTTAGATTTTTTGCTACAGCGGCACCACCAGCAACTATTAATGAACCTGTGCTAACTGATGTACTATCTGTTAGACCGTTTACAAGTAAATTAGAATCTGTTTGGATATCTCCGCCTACATCTAATGATTTTTCAGGGTTTAAATTGTTAATACCAATGTTAGTATTACTATTAATTCTTAATGGTGTTGCTGTTACGCCAGCATTATTAGTTTTAAAGTCAATGCTCGATCCACTAATGTCGTGGCTAATAACACCTGCTTGTCCAGTAATTCTTAATCTTAGCGAGTTACTAAGACCAACACTTATTCCTCCGTCATTTTTAATGTTAAGTTCTTGCTCTGCAATATTAATTGCACTTTTTCTCATAAAGTCTGTTGCAGGAACTGACGCACCACTAATAACTAAATTTTCTGCTTTTTCTGCTGTACCAATATACCTAGGAATACCGTCGCCTGTAATATCTGCTGTAGATAAATTGTATCCTGGTTTAATAATATCAAAGCCTTCAATATCTGTTTTAGGAATAAACGTATCTTTTGCTAGAATAGCAATAACTTTACCGCCTATTTCAACTTGTAAAATATCAAATATAGCATCTGTAGTTGAAGTAACTTTTACAGGCTTTGTACCTGTTGCTAGTCCTTCAGCAAACTCGGGACCTACTAGTAACCAGTTTGAACCTGCAAACAAATATAACTGTTGGTTGTCTGTATCAACCCAAAGATCGCCAACAACTGAGTTAGCTGCTTCTGGTGCTAAGTTTGCTTTCTTAAGTCCACCTGCTGCAACCCATGTAGTGCCATCATAAAGTTTAAGTTGATCAACACCTGGTGTAGTGTCGTACCATAGTTGTCCTTCAGTTGGATTAGTAGGTGATACAGTATGTGCAAAGTTTTCTAATAAGTGTAAAAAGTTTTCCGATATTGCTTGCCCATACGCTGTTGTATTTCTTCCTGGTAAACTTAAACTAGTTTCTGCATTAAGTGTACTGTCCTCAATAACAATTACACCTTTGTTAACCTGATCTGAATATCTAATATTATATGCCATGTCTACGCCTCATTAAATCCGGTTAAACTTTGAACTCTTACAGTATAGTCAATTTGTATAAGTCTGTTTAAACTCTTTTGTACAGGGTGGAAAATAACATGTGTTAATAGTTTACCTGTGCCTGTGCCTGCTGCTGAACTTACTAGTCCTAATTCATCAAACACATATAAACTTTCTGTATCAGATGCTGTATCAAATGCATCTTGCCCGCTTGGCTCACCGTAATCTAATAAACAACTTACTAATATGTCAGTATAGTTTGTACCACTTACGTGTCTTGTTTCAATTTTGTTTCTTACAGGATCAGTATTGTTTGGATCAACAGCAACTATTTTTTCAAATGTTTGATTGTATAAACTTGCGTTTGAACCAGTTGAGTTAGGAGTTAGATAGGTAATAATTCCTGTTGGATCAACTGATGTTCCACCGTTACCAAATGCCATTTTATATATTGGCCCTTGTCCTGCTGATGCTAAACTTTCAGCAAGTGCAATACTCATGTTCTCATAGTGGATAGCGTTCCTTTTATCAATAAGAACTTCTCCAGATGCTGGGTCTGTAATTTTAATGTGTCCTTGTAAAAGTACACCATTCATGTCTTTAAATTTGTCTGTCATAATATCCACCTATACTGTATTTATTTTGGTAAGTCAATTGTTTGATCTCTCAAGAACGCCGCAATTGGATTTTGTGCATCTCTTAGTGATTCTCCTGACTCTTGCCATGTTTTTCCTATCTTTCTTATTATAAACACTTTAGTTCCTGCTCCTGGAATGGTGTTCAATGTTATTGCATTGTTACTTATCGTAAATTCTGCATCTACGGTAATATCTGCTTCTGGGCTATCTTGGTCAATAGTAGTATCAAATACACTTATTGCTTGTTTTCTTAGTCGTCTACCTGCAACAAATACTTCAAACTCGTTAATATTAGATGTAGCCCAATCTAATGCGTATGTTGCTGTTGAACCATCTGCTTCAAATTGTAATGTTCTTATCTCATCAGTATAAGGAACTGTTTGATAAGTACTTTGGTCCATTAATTCGGTGCCTGCATTATACGTTGTTTTAACACCTGTTCCTAGTGTACCACGTCTTAGTTGTGATAAAACATTATCCTCTACTTTAAAGTATTCAATCCTTTCACCGTCAATGAATATTACTCCTGGAACATTAATGCTAGGATCTGGTTGACTAATTCCTGTAGAATCAACTAGTTTAATGTCTTGATCAAAATAATTTAACTCTTGATCTAGCACAAATATCTTACTACTATTTAAGCGTTTGTAATGAGTACGATTTAACATATCTTTAAATATTCTAAATCCAAATCTATCATTAACTCTATTACCTGCAAAATGTACAATATCTAATCTGTCATCTTTTAATAAAGGTTTAGTAACTTTTAAATATCTTAAATCTTCAGTTATAGTATAATCTACGTTAGCACTTAGTAGTTGTCCATTTAATGATACCCAAAGATATGCTGGATCAACCGCTGGTAAACGAAGTTCTACTAAACCTTGTGTTAACTTGTTATATTCGTAATAATCATCACTGCCTAGTACTAGTGTACTTCTTGAAACAACGTCTTGCGTTACACGTTCTATATTTTGTATATCGTGTTTATTAAATTTGTAAACATCTACTTTAGCGTCAAGTGCAGGGGTATCTGTTAATATAAGTCTATCTCCAGATTCTACACCTTTAAATCCTGTAACAGAAGTTGCTGTTGCGCCGCTTAATAAGCCTTGAATTTGTATTGTTGGATCAGTATTTAACGAAGCAATTATATTAGTTGAGTCGCCTATTACAACAAGTACATTACCTGCAAACGTTTTTACTGTTGCTTCGAATTGTGTACTGTCTGCTGATCCTATACGAACTTCTTCACCTTGCGAGAACTGACCTGTAATACTATCCGAATCTAATGTTAATTCAACGTTTCTGTCAAATTCATATTCACCGTCATTAAGAACAAATACGTCTAGTGTATCTCCATTTACACCTACGTTATCAAATAGTATAACAGCACTATTATTAAAGTCCCAGTTAAAGTCTTGTAAGTAACTTAACTGTACGTCATTTAAGTAAACTGCAATATTTTCTGGACTTACTGATGCCCTTGCTACTTGATGTAGATCAAATGTATATTCTCTGCTCGGCGATATTATAAACTGTTGATTATACCCTGGATACAATATTTTATTATCTACTTTAACAACTACATTATGACTTAATGGTAAAGAACTAGATGGTGGTGTACTTAAAGTAAATCCAACACTACTTCCGTCGCCTTCAAATCTATCTACAGTTACTTCACTGTAACTTAAACTAGTTGAAGCATATACAGCATAGTATATAAATGCACCAGGTGCAGGAGGTGTAATAAATTTAAGTCCTACTAATCCTGCTCTACCGTCATATGTTGAATCTGTTTCAAATATATCTGCAACTGCTTTTTTACCGTCAACACTAATGTATGTTGAAATATTGTCATTCCATAATACGTTAGTTACAAATATTTGTGTGCTACCGTCTGCAATAAAGTTATCAATGTCAAGAATGTTTTCACCGTTACCGCTCATTGATATAATTGATACACGCTGACCAACTGTTAATGCCTCATTAAATGTTAATGTTTTTTCAGCAAAGTCAATTTCATATGGATAAGATGAGTCGTCTATTGGTCCTTGAATCACATTGTCTACTTTAACAATTAATGATTCTATGTTGTGCGGTAATAAACTTAAATCAAACGTTTTATTTTGTGTTGCTGATGCTGTATAATTTCTTACAGCAATAGTACTTCCGCCGTCTGCTACTTTATCATAAACTTTAATATCTAAAGTATCTAATACTTGTCCAGGAACTAATTCTTCAGGTCCTTTAGATGTAGTTGGTGTAACAAATCCGTCGCCGTCAATTGTTATATCTTCTGATTTTAATCCCGTTGCTGTACCATATGCTAAATTTCCGCCTTCAATTACAGTATCAAGTGTAAATGTATCAGGAAGGAAACTACCATCACTAGATGCTTTTCTAACAATAATAGTATCACCGTCTACTAATGGCTTGCTAATATCAAGGCCATCGTTATCAGTATAAATTATTGTTTGCTCGCCGTCGCCTGTTAAACTTTGTGTTATTGCGTTTGGATTTGCTACAGGATTACCTGTGCCAAAGTTTGGATCATCAATTCTTACACCATTTAGATATACGTTATACACTACCTCGTTTTCTAAAGGTTTAGAAAGAGTTATTTGTGTTGTACTTCCGTCTAGTGTAATGATTTCATCTTCAAATCCGTCATCATAACTATCCCATGTAGTTGCGTACCAAGGATCATTATCCCAACCTAGTTTAGCACCAAATTCAAAACTCTTAACTTGTACTCCGCCGTAGTCAACGCCATCCATTAACTGTGCAAAATCTTTTCCGTATAATCCTGATTGTGCTTCGTATAAGAATTGTATACGTTCTGCAGCATTTAATAAGTCTAATGATCTGTTGTATGTTATTACTACCGTTGAATCCTTAGTTGGAGCAAAACTAAACTCAATTTGCCCTGTTTTTCTAGTGTATCCTTTTGTTGAATCCTCAACATTTTTATATTCGTATTGACTACTTAACGCTTGTATACCGTCTATAGTTACGTTAATTGTATTAGTACTCAACTGTAAAGGCCACTTAGTATCGAATTTAAGTTGGCTACCTGATGCTACAAATGTTTCTTGTTCTTGTATGTCTGCTAGTACAATATCTGTTGTAACTCTATCAAACTTTTGGGCAATTTTTGTTGCTCGAACTTTACCATTGCCTATTATTACTGATACTATAGGCTGGGTGCCATCTTGTGTTTGTGTTCCTTCGAACTGTATTAACGGTGCTGAGTAATAACCTGTACCTGGATTTGTGATTTCAATCTTTTTAATAACACCGTTACCAATAAACGCTTTTGCTGTTGCGCCTGTTCCGCCACCGCCAACAAATGTTACTAGAGGAGTTTCAGTATATCCTGATCCTCCGTCTTTAATAAGTACTGAATCAATAAAGTATGAAGAATTATCTACCCAATGTCTTGCAGGATAGTCTGATACGTCTGTAAGTACACTTGATAATCTGTCATTCTCCACAATAAAGTCTGATGGTACAATTTTACCAACATTGCTATTATACACAGCAGGTAAATCATAATCAGTTATAACCGAACTAGTATTATCTTTACCTTCGTATGCACTTAAATATTCACGTATATTAGTCTTATAAGGTTTAACTTCGTTAACATACTCTTCAAAACTAGGTAAGTTGTCGTTTTGATAATTTGTTTTCTGTACTAAATTACCAACATTATGTTTTGCTTTGATGAAACTTGTTTTGAACGCCCAATCTACATATGATTGCTCTGAGAATACATATCGTAAACATGCAAAGAATAAATTATTATATTCTAACTCTAAATTGCCTACAAAAATGTTATCTCGTAACGCTGTTAGTATTTTACGTAATGCAATCTTGTTAGTTGAATCTGATTTAATTGTAGTTACAAATTGCAATGTACCATTTTGTCTACCAACTGTTCTATAGTTAATAGTATAATCTGGAACGTCAGCATTTAGTGTTTTTTCTAATAGTAACCAACCGCCTGTGCCAACATTTTCAACTTTAACAATATCACCAATTTTGTCATCAATTTCATTTAACTGGTATGTTTCTTGTACAAGATAATCAATTGATGTTAATTGACTAAATCCTGTATCGTACCAGTCAATATAATTCCAGTAATCAGATACATCATACTTTTCTTTTGATGTAATTGTAAATTCTTGTGTTTCTGAATCCCATCCGTAAATAGCCCAATCACCGTCGAGTGTTGAATCAGCACCAACAAGTACACTTAGTGGACGTACTGTTAGTGTTAACGAATCTGCATAATTTCTACCACCGTTAACAACTGTTACAGATGTAATTTGTCCTAGTGCATTAATTGTACTTTCTAATTCTAATCCTTCACCTGTTCCAACTGCTGTAATCTTTGGACCTTTTCTTATTCCACCTGTTGTTGTATTATAAGATGGATCTGAATAACTATAACCTTTATTAATAATGTTTACTTTTGTTACTATTCCGTTAACAACTACAGGTTCTAGTATTGCAACTTGTGCTTTGGCAGTACCAATAATACTTAACTCGGCATCTGTGTCAACTCGGCGATCCCATGTTGCAGAAATTGCACTAGGCTCTGGATCTTTTTCTAATAGAGTAGTAATATTATAATTGTCATCAATTAATTCTTGCTTAATAACTTTATTAATTCTAGCAAATGCTTGGCTCACTGCTTCTTCTCTATTTACAAACCAACTTTGTCTTGGTCTATTTAATACACCATATTTTTGTTTTGCACTTAGAGCTGGATCTGGAACTGGTCTACCGTATGCATCTTGTCCTATAAGACTGTCAAACCATTTAAGTTCTAACGTAGACTTAGGCTTACTAGTATAAAGTCCTTCACTAATAATTTGATATTCGTTGTGTACATTAATACTCTGATCGTCAATTGTCCAATATCTAAAGTTTGCTGCAATATCTTGATTTTCAAGTAACTTGTCGCAATTTCTAATTACTAAACTGTTAGTAGTAAGTAAATTAGCAAACTTTAAGTTCTGTGAAACAGGATCTATTATTATTGCCGCAACATCAAATGCTGATTTATCACGGTTTTCAATATTAGGTGTTGTTTTCTTATCTTTAACCCAGTAATAATACTTTGTAGTAAATGTACCAGATATTTTATCGTAGTCCTGTCTAGTACAATATGCGGCTTCACCGTATTTTGTTTTACCACTAATACCTAAACGTATTCCTGCTGGAGTATCTGCTTGTGTGTCCCATTGTGTAGGTGTTAGTGTAGTTTCTACCCATTCATAAATGTCTACTGATGCACCTGGTGCTAGTGTATTCCAACTATTTGCACTATAAATTGCATCTCCTTGATATGCATTTAAAAACTTAACTGTACTTAAATCCCACCAAAGTTTTCCAACATTTCTTACGCTCCAACTATTATACTGATCAACAGTAACTACTGTATTTGTTGCTGTTGTATAAGTTGCTGGATCATAATACGTTTTAAATGATAATTCTTGTTCTGCAAGACCTGATATCTTGCCTTGTACTGGATCAATTAAATCTAATGATGTTAAGTATTCATTTGATGACGTATTGTACATAAACGAACCTTTAAATTTATCAAGGTTAGTTTGATCGTTTGGTGTTCTATGTTCTGTCCAAGTATTAACACCATCTTTTTCAAACTGTACTACTTTACCAATTGTTCCGTCAACGTTATCATTTATTAATCCAACATAAACTTTATCATTCTTAACAATAATGTCTCTGCCAAAGTCTTTAACGTCAAAGTCTCTATAGGTTAATTGCTGTCCATATACTAATGCATCTCTAACTCTTTCATATAGATATATTGCTCCACTGTCAATAAGTGTTCTACTAAAGTTAGTAAATCCGTTATCAAATACTGTACCATCGTTGTCATATGTAGTATCTAATTCTATGTTTCCGTTAGCACTTGATACCGCTAACTGATTGCCATCAAAACTTAACTGGTATCCAAAATTTTCAATTGGTTCACTATTCTGTGCAACTAGTGTTTGAATTAATTCGTATCCTGTTTCTTTTTGTGCATAAACAAAAACTTGTCCTTGTCTTGCAGATAAGTATGTTGATCCAGGTGCACCTACTGCAATTAGTTTACCGTCATCGGCTACACTAACAGTTTCACCAAACTCCATTGACGAATTAGGTATTTCTAATATTTGGAATAACTCGTAATGTTCGTCATGATATTTGTAAACAGCAACACGTTTTAAATCTCCGTATGCTGAAATCGAAGCAATAGTTTTTCCGTCATCACTAACATCAAACGAGGTTCCAAATTCTGTAACATCATTTTCTAATACTGAATCATCTGCAAACTTGTATCCTAGTGTATTAGGAATGGAGCCAATAAAGTCAATATGATCTTTAAGTTGTATCCATTTAGTTGCTGTAAATGCTTCGCCTTGTATATTAGTTAATGCTTTGTAAAAATTACCATTGTAATATACAATATCATCTATGTAATAAATTACTGAATTATTATATATGCCTCTAAACTTAACATCTTTTGAAAGTTGCCAATCATATACTGTGCCTGTTTCGCTAGTACCGTTTAGTACTGTATAAATTTTGCCAGCACCTTCTTTACTGTTTATTAATAATTTGTATAAGTTGCCAGTTTTAATTATTTTTATTTGCTGACCTAGTCTTCTACTACTTACTCTGTTAGGTAATATGTATCCATTTACTAAGTCGTAATCGTTTGTAGTTGCATTACGTTGATAAACATAAAACACACCTTCATTAGTAAATGAACTTGCTGCGCCAGTACTTACTACAGGAATGTTATAAACTTTTTCCCAGTCATTGTTTGCAACTTCAGGTACTAGTGATAAGCGTTGTGTACCGTTTCTATTTTCTTGAATCCATGTAAAGTATTCTAAATCAAATCCTGATATTACATCACTATCAAATGACGCAAGATCAATTGCTCTGTTTCTAGTCGGAATAGGTAAATTTTGTGAGTGTTCAAACACCATTAACTTACCAATTGTACTATCATCAATTGAAGTTCTTAATGATGTTCCAATTACTGGACTTAGTACTTGTTGGCTATCAATTTTTCTTATTTGGTATGCTGGTAAACTTTGTGCGCCAGCAGGTCCGTAGTCAGCACCTTGTGTAAATGTACCTGACTGAACTTTAATATAGTATCTTGCATCATTACCATCTCTTTGGTAATAAACAATCTCAGCTCTACCATTAGTACCTTCTACTAAGATATCGCCAACTTGTGCCTGGTCTGTTGTGTTTGTTAATACTACATCAACATAACCGTCCCATACATCAACTATTGAGTGAGTGTCATTAATAATTTCACTAGTTAGTCCGCTAAATGTTTCGTCTTGGATTGTGCCGTCCAGTTTGGTAATTTGATTTAACCAAATACCAAGTTGTGGGCTATTGCCTAAGGCACGTTCGGCTACAACTTTATCACTTATTGCCTTGTCTGCTCTAAGTAACCATTTGTTTGATAAGATATCAATCCTTGCATCAGCAGCTGTATTAGCATTACCGTTATAACTTATATTGGTTATGTAATGACTTTGCTTTTGTAATACTTTACCTGTTGTAAGTTGTACAGGCGGAATAGTAAGTAAACTTTGAATACTTGATTTGTATGGTAACGGTGAACTTGAATCACCTATTAAACGTACATCTTTAAGTATAATGCTTGGTGCATAGTCAATAGTTCTTGCATTAGGGTTAATTTTAAAACCAGTTTCAATTGTGTCTAATGATATTTTCCAATATCCGCCCAGCACATCGCTTGTTTCAATTTGTTCGTGTGCAGGTCTTGTAAATTCGCCAATTCTAAATGTAGAACTTATTTCTAATGTACCTGTTTCAGTAAATACACCATTTTTGTTATTAGCGTATATTACTAGTTTACCTAATTCAAATTTTGTATATACTACTGTTGCGTTACCTGTACTAGTTGTTACTATATCACCTACCTCAGGAACATTTAAAGGATCAAGTATGTAAAATATTTCATCTACTTTTGATTGAACTGTATGTACGTTAGATGTAAGCCATTCAGTGTTTACACGAGTTTCTGTATCAACTATTTCAATATTAATAGTACTGTCAGTATAATCTACTCCGCCTGCAACTAAGTTTACAGCAGTTATTCTGCCGTTTGTAACTGTTGCGGTTGCTACAGCACTATTGCCAGTACCAGTGTCTGTAATTTTTATTACTGGATTCGTATACCCAGTACCTTGTATTGGTGTAGGATTGCTAGGATCTGATAAATCATTTTTAATTGTTAAATTATATATTGTACCGTTACTATCTAGTTCGTATTCTAATTCACAACCAAACCCAACCATCCTATTATCAAATAATGATCTAACTTTTCTTAAGTTACCATTAAACTGACCGCCTGGGATAGCACTTCCTTGGAATGCTGCACCTTGTATATTATTTGTACCATTAACTAACGTATCTATAGCATATGTTGTATACAAGTATACTTCTTTAGTTGATTTAACTTTAACATAATACTTGTTGTATTCTAATCCTGTAACGCCTTTATTTTGTATTTCATTAAGCGGTAATGTTTGATCTGAATTATCAAACCCTGATGTTGAAATAGTATTATTAGGAACATCAGTAATTATTATTTGGTCGCCATCTACTAGGCCGTGTTCAAGATTTGTTTGTAGTCTAATACCTGTTGTAACATTTGATACATTAGGAAATTCTGGTGGTACACTTTCAAATTTGATATCAATTATTTCAAATTTGTCAATTGGCTCATATGCATGACTTACTTCGTTCCAGTCAAAATATACTTTGTCTCCAGGAACACTACCTTCGTATGCTGAAGCCGGTGCTCTTACAAGTATATGGTCTGTTTCAGTATTAGTTAATGGATAATCACCTGTTAAAATATTTTTATTTTCGCCTACACTAGACCAATTAGCAGGTATTCTTGGACCTGGGTTTGATCTTGCTGTAGCAATGTAAATATCTCCAAGATACGTTGTAATATTTCCAACATTGTAAATTACAGATTCATCAAATTCAGCATACTTGTCTAGTAAATATTCTTTAACTTGCGGTGCTGAATCAAATGTATCAAACACAACATTTGATGTCTGTCCTTTAACAATTCTTCTTGCTTTCCACAGACTGTTATTATATTCAACAACAGATGCAAATGGGTACGTTACACTTGCATCAAAGTTGTCTTTAAAATTAGATTTTACATTTGATGCTTCTGGAGCTGCAATTACAAGGTATTCACCATCTGGGCTCATTGTAATAGATTCGCCAAATTTTGAACTAACACTTGATAGTCCGGAAATAGGTGAAAGCTCTTGACTTAAAGATGCACTTGAATCGTCACTAGTATAAACAAATGCTTTGCCGTCTTCGTTGTTTGGTGCTCCTACAACAATTACTGTGTTATCATCAGATGCTGTAATTGAACTACCAAATAATGGATTAGAAGAATCTGCTTCTAAAGGATTTGTTATTGTTAAGTTATCATGATAAGATGCAGAATTTTTAAGAACTCCCCATCTGTCATCGCCCATATTATCAACCCAAAGTAGCTCTCCATTATCAATAGTGTTTTGTGTATATGAATTTGCTTCAGGTAATGTTGATACCCTATTACTTACAAATTTAGTTAACACACCTTTGGAATTAACAATAGGGTCATCAAGTGCTATTGTTGTTGCAACGGTTACTGTATTTGTTGACGAACTAGTAACTTTAAAGAATCCTTCAAATCCTGTTAAATTTGTAATACCAATAATATCATCTTTTGCAAATGAACTTCTTCTGTCTAATGATATAGTAGCACTTGTTCCGTTTGCTGTTACACCAGTTACTATAAATCCACTGTCAATATGTTTATAAACATTCCAACTTTGATCTTCAAAAGTTACCCAAACATATTCGCCTTGATTTAAATCGTCAATAGCAATATCTAAAATATCATCTTTGTCTACAACAGTATATTTTATATCTTCAGTTCTAACATACCCTGCTGTTCTAACTTGTGTTTCGCCTTCTGGTACAAACTTAGTTGGGAACGGAGTATTATTATAGTTAGACGGTTTTAAATATACTTCGCTTTCGGGTATATTATATATTAAGTTGTCTGTTTCTGGGTCTTCTGTTAACTGTACTGGTTGAGGACTTAATTTAAACTTTTCTTCATCTAGTTTAATTTCTAATTCGTCAAAGCCGTCAGCGGCACCATATTGTCCTAAACGTAATGCCCATTCTTCAAAAAACTCTAAACTTTCTTTGTCTGCTGCTCCAAGTGCATCAAACAATTTGGTAAGTGCATTTTTAGTACCTTTGTCTTGTATATAACCTTGATAGAATTTATACTGACTAACATCGTCATTAATTATGTTAGCAAGATAATTTCTTTTTTGGTACCCAATTAAATGTTGTGCAACTTCTTGCTGATCAAGATCAAAATTATCAGTATCTAAATCATAAAAGTCTGCAAACTGATCAACTTTATAATTAATATTAGTTAGTAATTGTGACTCGGGTTTAGAATCAAGTCTTAACCAGTCATTTTCAATAAAGTTTTGTGTTCCTGATACTTTTTTGTAAGCACTGTAATAAAATTCTTTGTTTTTAACAATGCTTCCAATTTCATAATCTTTGTATTGTTCCCACAAAGTAATTTCAGCACTGTCATATAAAAAGCCTGGTATATTTAAACTTCCGTTCCAGTCTGCTGTTCTATATCCTAAGACTCTAATTCTTTCTTGTCTATATCCTGCTTGACGGTCATATATTACATCTTTGAACTCAGTTTCGTTGTCTAAAATAACAACGTGTTCTGTTTGCTCAGCTGCTAACTTAATAGCATATATTCCGTCTGCTGTATTCTTAGGTTTAATATTAAATTCATCATCAGTTCTTGATACTGTTAATACATCTTCTTTAAGTTTTGTTCCGTCTGCTTTAAAGATTGAGTAGCCAAAGAAGTTATTAAATACATCTCCAATTACAGTAAAGTCACGTTTAAACTTAACTCCGTCTGCTAATGGACTTAATGAAATTAAACTTCCTGTGTCCCAACCCTGTGTTGTCCAGAATAAAAATTCTTTAGCACTTAACTTAAAGTTTTTAATTGATTGCATGTCTGCATCAAAGCCTTCAAAGTTAAACCCTAGTGTTTCTAGATATCTTTGATATCCTAATAAAAAGTCTACTACTTCTTGACTTGTTCTAAATAGTGTTCCGTAAGGTAAACTTAATATTTCTGACTTCCATGACGTACGGAAGATTGCTTCTCGACCACCTTCTTGTGGAAGAGCCGCTAGTTTTGTAAACTTGCTTCCGTCAAATGTTTGTCCACTAGTATGTGCTTCTTTAACTCTGTAGTATAAATCGTTATACTCTACAACTTGTCCTTCTAAGTATTGCTTTGATTCACTCCACTCCACATATGTTTCGCTAACACCGCCAATACTTACTATAGGATCGCCATTAATAACATTATAATCGTAATATTTAAATATAGGATTAGTACTATCATATCCTCTAATTATATAACCTAGAGGACTACGTTCAATAACAACTCCACTGTAAGTAATAATATCGGTTGGTGAACTTTGTGAAAGTATTATATTGTAGTTTTCTTGTGGAATAAAAACATTACCTTCATTCAACGGTGTTCTTGAATCAAGTATTAAATTAAATTTAGATTTATCAGTAAATCCACCTAGTCTAAACGACAGTTGATTTGTAAGGTTTGCTAATTTATCCTGATACTCTGTATAGTTAGTAAGAACATTGCTTGACAAGTAGTTTGCAATAAAGTTTACTAATCCTGCTGTTAACACTCGTACATCAACTGCTTGACTGTTATTAGGAAATTTTAATTCTTTTAGATTAATTCTTTTTGATGTATCAGAATAAACAACTTGTCCTGCATTATTTCTTACAGTTCTAGATCTATCAAATCCAAGTCCTATAATTTTTGAAGGTTGATTCAAACACCAAGATCTTAATAACGCAAATGGATATTCGCTACTTCTACGCCAGGCTGTTTCTGCAGGTGCTTCGTCGCCAAACACAAACGGTGACGCTGTTAAGTTACTAATAAATCCTTCTGCATATCCGCTTTCTAATGGACTTATTAAATTACCACTGTCGTCAACTGGTAAATGATTAACTAAGTTTGTTCTCTTGTACTGTTCTTTAATTACAATAGGCTTATTAGGTTCTCTAATTACACCATTTTGTATATCTTCCCATAGGAATAAATTATCTTTAGTGTATGGTGCAGGACCATATACAGTTTCCCACCAACTTGGCTGTTTAAAGAATCCTTGCATTTCCCAAGGATGTGTATGTGGACGATCTGTATCATATGCATCTTTGTAAACAGCTCTCCAATATCCTGCTAATTTTTTGCCACTTGGAGATGTCATAAAACTATAATTGTAAGTAAACGGATTACCTCTTACATAACCTGTATTTTCAGTATAGTCTACATCACCTACTGAAGCAAGCCAACTTGCAAAATCACTAATTAATGCATTGTCAATGTCTTTTTTGTATACGCCTGTATTTCTATCTTCACCGCCGATAAAGTCATGTATGTTAACAATGTTTGAATCGTAGGATATTTTAATGTTATTGTATATTCTTTTTTCTAACTCTAATATTAAATCATCTCTATAATCATTAAATGCTAGAATCTTAGAACCATCATGTCCTTGAATAACTTTTCTAGTAGTAATATAAGTGTTGTCATCAAAAATCTGAGGAACAAACTTAGGATATAATCCAAGTTTAGTTGGTGTCGGTGGAATAAACGAACCGTCTGTTGTTTCATACTCAAATATATCAATTATATCGCCGTTTGTTGTAGGCTTAGTTATTACACAAAATCCTTCATTGTTAAATGTATAATCATTTCCGTAAATAAGTTGTTCATCATTAATATAAACTGTTACTGCTTTTACGCTTAATTCAGTGTTATTATGTGTTTGTGTAAGTGCATAAAACTGATTATTTGTATCAAAGACAGTATATGTAATTTTCTTTTCACCACCCGACGGTGCCATATCACTAAAGTAAAACGGCATGTCTATACTTCTATTTTGACCTAGCTCTTTAAGTATAACATCAACGTGACCTTTTGCAGTTCCGTCATATCCTGTTGTTAAACTAGTTTGTAAAAATGTTCTTTTAAACTTTGCATACTCGCGTCTATTAAATTCAAGAGCTTTAATAATGTTTGTATCTTTGTCTGTTAAATGATATAACGATAAATTAATTGGACCAGTATGTTGTACAAACTTTTTACCATATAATGCAATGTTACCTAAATCTCTAAGATTACTATTACCAGGATATACACCACTAAAGTTATTAATTTCTTCAACTACTGTACTAATATGATCATTAACTTCACCTAGTGTGAATGTTTCAATATTATCGTTACTAGGATTTCTTTCAAAGTTTGCTGGTACTTCATACAATCCATTATTATTTTTAAGTGTATGAGATTTAGTTTTAATTAAAACAATATCATCTTCATTTAATTCTGATGTAAATATAATTTTTGCATCATGGTTTGTTCTATCAATAGTGTAATCAGTATTTTCAAATTTAAGTGAATTGTTAACAAAGACTTTTACTGTTAAGTCAGTTATCTCAGCACTTCGATCATATGTATCAATAACAAATTCAGTTTGATTATTTAAACTAGTATACTGTCTCAATACATATTGACTACTAGTCATTGGTGCTTTAATCCAAGCATTTACATAATCAAATGTGTCAATGTTTTTAAATTTTTGTAAACTATATGTATCAGTTTTATTAGTAATAATGTCAGTACTAATTACTGTAGGTGTATATGTAAATGTATCTGATAATAAATTAAAATCAAAAACAATATCACCTACATTAGAAATGCTTCTATAACTTAACGGAAAGCCTAATTCAGAATCATTAGTTCCTGTACCTACTTTATACGAAAATACTTTGTTACCTTCAAACGTTGTATTAGGATAGTATTCTGAATCGCCTATACTGTATCCAGACTCATCAAATAAGTCAAATAACGGTTGCTGATTAACGTCGGTTTTTTCTTGTGTAACATTCCAGGTTGTACCGTTAAAGTAAAACATTTTACCTTTATTTTCAACACCATTTAATACTAGTACTGTTTCGTTAGTAATCGGTAATGAATCTGTTTCTTCTATCAAAGATATTTGACGTCTGCCTTTATGTTTGATAAATGAAACTTTAAATACTTTTCCAGCCTGACGGATATCTTCTTCTGCTGTAAATAGTACACGCATACCGTTAACAAGTTTTACTCCGTCAACTGTATATCCTATTGCACCTTCAATAGTAGAAAATATATCTTTAGTAAATGTATCAACTAAATCTACATTAGTTTTACTTTGTGATCCAAATTGGAAAAGTTTTAATCCTGAATTAAATTCAATAATAGGTCTTGATGCTCTTGCACGTTGGTCAACTGATATGGCTTGATTATTATAGGCTGCAGATTTTTCAATTACATCTCTATGAAACCATCTATTGTGTCTTGACCAAGGACTTCTTTCAGGAGAAGCACGGTTAATAACAATATAATCTTTAGTATTTGTATAACCACTAGCATTGTCAAACGGCAATCTATCAAATGAATTTGTATCAAACGGTATTGATAAGTCTGTTACATAACTACTAGTAACTTCTAAGTCAGTTTCACTAACTAACTTAATTTTATCACCTACTCCTTCAACATACCATTCGCCTTCTGCATATTTTGCAGGAGTTACATTTCCTAAAAATTCAACTTTCATACCATTTGATAATGAAAGTCCGTTTACTGTAGTGTAATTCTTTTTACCAATAATTTCGTTTTCAACATCAAGATCTGTATTTTCGTCAATGTCTTTAATTTTAATTAAGCCGCCATTATTAATATCATTGTTTGCAACATAATATAATAGTTCAGGTGCGCCTGGAGCAACTGTAAATGTAATAGAACCTTTTTCTACATTTTGTGCTGAAACACCGTCATCATAATTAAACTCTGGATCTAATGTTTTTTTAGTTTTTATTGTAAACGGAAATCCTTCTGAATTAATTTCAAAAGTATAAGTCTGTCCTCTATATAAAGTTAAACTTGGTAATTGTGTTTGTCCGTCTGGTGAAAATATGTAAGCAAGATTATCTGCATTGTTAAACAGCTCAACAGTATATGTACTTTCTACACCTCGTGACTGACCTGCAATGCTAATAATTTGCGGACCGTTTGGTAACCAATAATACTCACGAAAGTTAACAACTTTATCTAAGTCTATATTTGGGTTCCACGCATAATATTCTTGTGCGTTAAGACTGTCTTGATTTTGTGAATTACCGCCAAAGTTTGCTATTTGATTAATATAATCAATATAATCTTTTCTAAACGTATAATTACCTAGATCGTTTTTAATTACTAGTGAAGGTTCTAATTGATAGTTTTTTCTATCATTAGATATTTCATTAATATACGAATCGTCTGCTACATATGCTTTTGATTCTTTTCTTCCAATAAACCCATTTAGTTTTTCTGCAACACCCGGTTGCACCATTTGGTCTAATGTACTTTCAAGAAACTTTTGATTAGTTTGTGTTCTAAAATATTTTGGAAGTAATGCAACGCTCTTTTGGTT